TGGTGTCGAAAAATAGGCCTATGCGCTTTAAAATGATAGCGCCGTTTTTAACCGGAGCGCACAGCACCTGCAGGCCCGCGAATGATTTCATTGGCACGGTGCCGTCTCTTTTTTCGGTTCTGCCTATTACACCTTTAAACGGCACCCGGCTTTGCTTATATAGCTGCAATAGCCTTGCTGATAAGTCGGTTTTATACGAACCAACGGCGGCCAGCTTAGCCTTTTGCAGCATATCCCACAGGCTACCGTTTCCGCAATCGGCCCCGGCGTTTAATTGCACCAGGTTCAGGCCCTCTACCTCATCAAGGTAAAGTCCGCTATCGCTTTCGTTAGTTGGCACTTCAAAGCAGGCGCAATCGGTTCTACTAAGGCCTATGATATTTTCAAGGCAATCGGTTTGTGCACTCATTTTACACTGGATTTAAAGAAAAAAGGCAGGCGCATTCGCAACCCGCCTTTTTCTCATTGTGAACCAAAAGAAGTTACTATGAAGCTTTTTCGAAGCGTAATACGCCGGTGTTAGTGCCTGCACAACCAACAGGGTTCAGGTATAAGCCACCGCGGGCAATAACGTTGAACTTGTGAACGATCTTCTTGCCGGTTTCGCAGTATGCGTTGTAGTGCACATCGTAACGAACATTAGGCAAGGTGCGAGAAGCAATGCTCCAACGCTTACCAATGTTTCCGCCAAGGTCGGTAGGCTGCTCAGGGTATTCCCATTTGCAACCGAACGCAACAGCACCTTTATTCAACAGGAAGCTGGTAGGGTTGCTGAATGCAGTATCGATGTTGAACAGGTCGGTGTAGAATGGCAGTTGCTGGAACTTGTTAAGGTTGCCTTTGCCATCTGCATTAGCGGCGTTCATTTGAGCGTTCCAATATGCCTGATACAGGTTTTCACCGGTGATCATAAACGGCATAGTGAATTTGTTCTTGGTAGCACTTAGCTTAAAGTAGCCCAACAAATCGGCGGTCCAGTTGGCCGGGGCAATTTTGATGTAGCTATTACCCACAGCGGTGCCTACCTGAGTGCCGATAGAACCAACATAGTCGCTCTTACCTTCGCTGTCTTCAAGGAAACTTACAGCCGAAGCCGATAACTTCTCATCCAACAGCTTCACGCGCTTCAGCAGCGCACGGGCCAGCAGCTCATCTTTGGTATAGGTAGTTGAACGTAAGTCGGTTTCGTTGATTTTAAAGGCAATTTCCTTACAAATAGTAGGAACATACTCTTTGCAATCAACACCTAACTCATCACCTTCAGGCATACAATCAGTTCCGCAATCATCCGGATCAGAAGGGCAATCGCTAACCCACGTAATTTTCATGGTGTTATCCTTACCCTGCAATCCTACCAGCGGATCGATTTTAGCGGTTTGGTTTTCGATAATGGCCTGCAATACCTGTGCATTAGGTATATACTCCGACTGCACTTGTGCATCGGCCCATAGTTCTTCCATCTTACCCATTACTACGGTAAGCTGAGCACAGTCAAAGGTGCCCGCAGGTACCGAAAAGGCAAGGCCCGAAGGGGCTGCACCGATAGAGGCGAAAAATACAACTGCCAATACACCACCGCCAACAGCAGTTGCGGCTTCAGGGGTGGCAAACGCTGCTACGGCGGGTGATATAACCGCTGTAATCAGCAATACGGCTATTAAGCCGAAAATTTTAGATAGTGTTTTCATAGGTTTAAAAAGGTGCCTGGTTAAGGCGTTTAAGGTTATTGATTTTGTTGCTGCTCGTTGTAAGCTTTGGCAATCTCAGCGCGTTCTTTGCTATCATTTGTGCCGTAGAACTGTTTCTGAAAATCAGCCGCATCTTTAAACGAATACTTTTTAGCACCTTGCCCCGGCTCACCTTGCTTTTTCTGACCTCCGGCACCCTGGCGACCATCGCCAGCCTTGAAGTCGAATATGCTTGCAGCTGAGGTTTCAACGTGCTTTTCGAAATCTACACGGTTGCCGTGCTCATCCGTTAAGTCTGTGCCATCCTCCTTCATCAGTATCACCTTCTCACCCTCTATGCGGTATCTGCCAGCGGCTACTTCTTTCAGGAATAATTCCTTTTGCTTAGTAGCTTTTGCCGCATCTTCCGGTAAAATAGGGTTCAGCGAATCCAACTTTGAAAGGGCGCGTTGCTTAACTTGCGTAACAACCTTTTCGTTTTCAACTTGGCTCTTGTAGGCATCAAACTGTTGTTGAACGGTTTTGGCGGCTTCTTTTACAGCCTTATCCTGCGACTCTTTCAAGTCCAGATAAGCCTTGTGGCTCTTTACCTGCTCTTCGGTAACGGTGCCAGCCTTGCCTACCTTCTCGTTAACAATAGCTTCAACCAACTCAACGCCGGTTTTATCAGCATCCACGCCGAACTTCTCTTTCAACTGCTTTTCGAACGCATCGAATGTTTCGCGCTTAGCCTTGCCATGGCCTTCATCAAATCCGGCCTTTTTAAGGGTTGCAACGCGGGTTTTGTCAGCGTTTAAAATTGTTGTTTGAGCATCAGCCTTTAAGCTTCCATCCGGTTCGAAGAGTCCGGCAACCCCATCTTTAGAAAGTGTGCCTGTCTGAGTCAGCACCAACTCCAATAATTCCTTAATATCCATGGATTTGTTGTTTACTCCTCCGTTTGCTGGGTTTTAGCCTTTTTTTTCTTAGGCGTATTCAGCAGTTCAATAACCTCCGGCGGTGCAGGGGCCGCTGGTTTAGCACTTAATACAACAACGGTTTCGTCCACTATTTTAAAGCGCTTTTGAAGATCACCGAGAGCATTCCACTGCTCAGTGGTAATGTCTTCTACCTTGCCTGTTATCTTATTCTTTACCTGCATTACGCCGCGTATTGGTCAACAACTTTTTTCACCTTATTCGGATGCTGGCCCAGGTCTGTCCAGGTTTGCTTCTTAGCTTCATCACGGCTTAAGCCGCTTTTAAGCTTCTCGTTAAAGGTGTTCACGATCTTTTCCTCTACTGAACCAGGTTCAGGACCGGCGGTGGCGGTAGGTGATTCTTTACCTTCTTCGGCAACCGGCTTTTCATCTGCCAGTTCCTGCTCCTTTGTATCGGGCGCTTCATCATTATCAGGCTTGCCTTTGCCGTTCAGCAACTCTATAACCTCTGGCGGCGCGGGCGTATTACCTACTTTTTTAATCAGCGGAACCTCTGAATCATCACTTACAACGGTATAGGCAGACTTTTGAGCCGCCGGTAAGTTCTTCCAGTTAGTAATTGATTTCTCAACTTGTGCGCCATCCTTAATACGGATCAGCTTTACAGTTCCTTCCAGTTGCATTGTCGTGTTTTTTAGGTATCGCAAAGGTATAGAAAAAAATTTCTGAAAGTTACAAAAATTACTTTTGTTATTTTTGCCAACATGCTGTTTGAGGAACAAATCAGGAAGCAAAACATCTACCTTTTAATGTTCGGTTATGTGCAATCGGCCCGCCGGTTAATGCCTACTGTATCGGTAGTGCATGTGCTGGGAATGTTTATGGATGATTTCCGACTAAACCATTCAGAATACAACATTGAGAGCCTGCGAACGCAGTATTTCCGGATGCAAAAAGAGCAGATAAAAGGTGGCAAGGCTTAGCGTAATAGTTGCCAGTTATCTGCAACCCTATACAGGTGCCGCTACATATCGGCAAGAGAAGTTTATCCGCGCTATGGATAGCCTGGTAAACCAAACCTTTCAAGACTTTGAGGTAATTGTTGTAGCCGATGGGTGCAAAACCACGGCTGAATTATTTGCTGCTTACTACCAGCGCCGGCCCAACTTTAGGCTGGTAGAGTTGCCTAAGCAGAAGCTATGGAGCGGTAATGTCCGTAATGCTGGTATTGCGGCTGCTACCGGTGAATATATCACCTATCTGGATACGGATGATAAGCTTGGTAAAAACCACCTGCAGATCATTGATGAGCAGGTAAGCGGATTTGATTGGGTTTGGTATGATGATTACATTATGGGAACTAATTACCTGCCACGGTATAACAAATGTCAGTTGACTTTCGGAAAATGCGGCACGAGTAATATAACCCACCGTCGCGACCTGCCTGTAAAGTGGTTGGATAGCACGTATGCCCACGATTGGAAGTTTATCCAGGCACTTATGCAGCATAAAAACTTTATGAAGATACAGGCACCTGAATACCATATATGCCACCTGCCTAACCGTTTGGATGTATGATAAAGAAGCTACTACCAGGATACCTTATTTTGATGGCTCCGGATATTAATATTGATGATGATAGTATTGCCACTTTAACCGCTACTATGGAGCAGTTTGGGCTGGATAGCGCCTGTCCTATATATCCACCCTATCACCGGTTACGCGGTAGGTTCGAATGTAACCTTCTATACAGATACCGAACCAAGGGCATAGAGCTGCATAAGTATTGCCTGTGTATACGCGAATCGGTTTGGAATAAATTGCCTACCTTAGACCTCCACAATTACCGATGGGTAGATGATTACCAGGCGCTGATTGTGGCATTAGGCCTGCAACATGGCCTTGTGTGCAACTCATTAATTTATGAAGCAAAATCCTTACTACACCGCTGACGAATACCGCATGTTGATAGCGGCGTGTGTGGATATTAATGAACTAAGGCTGATAAAAGAGCAGTTTAAAGAGGATCGGGAATCTCGAAGGCTTGACCTTTTTGATAGCCTCGATATACACAACCAGCTTATTCATAGGTTGCTGAGTTTGCAGTTATTGGGGGAGGATTAGATAATACTTAACCCCTGTCTTATCTGCTCCAGATTATTGAAACTTGATAAATCGCTGGTAAAGGGCTTTTGGCTCAAAGTTTTTGCTATCCCTGCAAGCTCCTTTATCTCTCCGAATTGCACTACATCGCTGTAATCAGCATCACCTGATACGCTCCTTTCGCTTACTACATGGCAACCAAAGCTTAACGCCTCGCATACCCTGAATTGCTCCAGCGGCGCATTGCGGTAATAGTGCAGGTTTATAACTACCTGTGTCCGGGCCAGTATCTGCCACATATCAGCCTCCATTTTGTTGGTTATGATGGTAAGTGGCAATACCTTTTTAAGCTCCTGCAACATGGTTGATCGGCGGTTGCCGGCGCTTACATGCCCGTAGAATAGGTATGGTATATGCTTGGCTCCGGTTGTTTGAGGAAAAACTCCGGGGCTTACAATGGCAATATTGCTGTTATAGCGGTCATACGCTTGCATATTGCTGTCAGAGTAGTCCCAAACCGCTTTAGCACCCTGTATGATGTCGTAATACCGGCCATTGAACCAGGTAGAGCCGGGCACCTCAGTTTGGTAAACGATATAGTTAGGCGGTATTGCCGGACATGCGCTGGCATTATAGATGATGTGTAGGGTATCATCATTGCGGTTGATGCTTTTCACTACCGTAGCATCATGGCCAAGCTTATCCAGTTGCTGGCATAGGTAAATTGCGGCAAACATGGTGTGCGGCTTGCTGTATACCTTAATCTTCATAGCACAAAGTCTTTAGTGTGGCGATTGTAACCGATGTGCCGGCATGCGGTATTTACCAGCGATACAGCCGAATAGCCTTTAGCCATTGCGGCGGCATTGCATAATATCTCATCTCCGTATTCCCTGAAACCATATGGGAACATCTTGCGCCAATCCGATTTACGGCGTAGGCCTGGGTTCCAACTAAAACCACACCAATTACCGCCGTAGCCGGGCTTCACCGGCCGGTACTTAACGCCATCACGGATACGGATATCTAAAAGCGGATGGCCGTGGTCCGTTTTGTTCCTTACCCAAACCTGGTGCACCGATGGCAGCGCCTTTAACAGCTTCAGGCTTTCCAGCATAAAGTCCGGATTGCCTTCGAATAACCAATCATCTTCACAGGTGAATACGTATTCCGTTTTCGCCATGTAAAACAACTCATCCAATGCACCGCTAAGGCCTCGCTTTTCGCTTATCAGCACCTTCATTGGCAACTCCTTAGGGCATACACGCCGCAATATGCTTACCACCTTATCGAGGTTGTTTTTACCGCTGTCTTCGTGTAGTATTATCTCATCCAGCGGATAGGTGTTGAGCGCAAAAAAGCTGCTTAGCGTGCGCTCTAACAGGTCCAGCCGGTCGCAACTGGTAACAAGCATGGTTATAGGTTCAGCTTCCATATCTGTTACTTATGTAATCAACTAACATCATTACTGGTATTCCCACAGGCCAAAATATCGCAGCTATGTTTAGTGGTATTCTGATTGATAAAGGCGCCTGATCATCATCGCAAACGCCATTGACAATCATTATCAGCAATGCCATAATTGCCAGATATCCAATGGCGCTGCCTACAATAAAGATGTATGCTATGGTTCCCATGTTTAAGATTTTACACGTTCAAAAATCAGCAGCGTCCTGCGAAACCAATCGCAGTTATCGTCTACATGCTGCTTAGCTTCTTCAGTTACCTCTGGCAGGTACCGGAAGCCACGCCGCTCTACCTCCGCAATAATGTATTCCCGAGGCTGGCAGTTTATGTGCCCGATACCTGGTTGGCCCGGCAAAGCCCAACTCATTACCAACTTATCGCCGCAACTGTTTGTGATGGTATCCAGAAAGGTTTGCTCATGCTCTTTTGGTATGTGCTCTCCAACTTCAAGCGTTATCACATGCGGGTCGCCCTTAAACAACAATGGCTTGGTAAGGTCGCGCACAAATACATACTCCGTTACAAAGTTGTTCAGCTTATAGCCCTCAAAACCGAACGCTTCAAAGCCATGTTCGCGCAAATAGTTTACATAGTAACCTATGCCACATCCGAGGTCAATTACCGGACGATCGGTTGAAAGAAAGTCTGCAATCCATGCAGCTAACTTGGGGCTGCTTTGATGCGCTGCATCTGCTGTTTCCTGGGTCCAGGCTCCGTTATTTAATACCATTTTAAAACAGTTTTACCGCCTGTTGGCGGGCGTTATTAAATTCATTACGTATCTGCTGGCTGCTATTCAGGTAGTGCCCACCGTAACCTTTGCGCTTATTCTCATCTGATAGCCGCTGCGCGAATGCTTTGTGCCGGCGTATCATGTAATCTGCATTGATGTATTTGTAGTGGTAGCAGCGGTAAACGTTGGCGCTGTATTGCACCTCTCCAACCGGATTGCACCAATGGCACCCGGGCCCGTAGTTTATCTCGGTAATCTTGGAGCGGTTAAACAGGTAGCTCTTATCGTAATCCTTCGCACGAACGCCGTGTTTAATGCCGGCAATGTTCACGTTATCGGCCATATTCACCATGTTGTAACCTTCAAAGCGGGCTATTGTGGCCCCTTCATTTTGAAGGTTGAAAAGATAGTTTTGCTGAATACCCTCCAGAAACTCATCCACATCAACCACAGCAACCCAATCCGTATCGGCGCTTTTCCAGCAATTGTTTTTTATGGTTAGATAGGTAAGATCATCCAGCTTGCCGTTGGTGTCATATCGGTGCACCTCACAACCCAGCTTTAGCGCGATATCGGCGGTGTTATCGGTGCTAAAATTGTCATACACTACTATCCTACACTTCGGAAACTTGATGCGGTAAAAGCTCACGAAGTAAGGCAGCATAAAAGCCTCGTTGTATGCGATGGTGTAGATGGTAATCATAGCAGGCTCTTAACTTTTAACTCCGGCTTATTAGCCAGATACTGACTGAATAGCCGCTCCATAACGAACGGTAGGTAATTGTAGAAGTCAAGGCCCGTTAGCCGCTTCAATTCGCGCTTTGGTAGGCCCGCCTGATACCCTGCATCCTTATTTACTATCGGCCATAACTCGCCCTCCAACAATGCTAGCGATGGCTTAGCCCAATTGTTGATGAAGTCGAGGTATACAGCCTTGGTAGCAATAAACTGATTGGCGTAAACGATGTTCTTGGGCTCGTGATAATACTTGGCCCCGATATTCCATAGGCAACGCTCCAACAGGTAGATAATACCTTTGTGCCCCTCTTCGCTCCATTGCATGAATGATGAATAGCCGTTGTGCTTAATCGGTTTACAGGCCGTGAAAACGTCTACAGGGCTATCTGCAAGTTGATGGTTTATGCGGGAGAATAGTTCATATCTGTCAAGCCCTGTTTTTTGCCCAAACTTCCAGCTTAACACGCCGAAGTAATCAGTGTCGGATAGCGTACGAATCTCGCCACCTTCGCCGCATAGCTCGAGCATTGGCCCCCATTCAAACCGATGCGGCTTTTTACTCCACAGGTTTAGGATGCGATTAAACTCAACCTTTTGGGCCTCGCTGTAAGCTATCTGGTAGATGAGTAGGCGTGGCATTAGTCTTGTTTTCTACCATCCCTTACTGCCCATGCTGCAATACAGGCAAAGTTCCAGCAGATGGTTCTCCATTGCTCTTTGGGCAGCTTTGTTTTAGGGTGAACCACAAACTGCTGATCTTTTAATGTGCTGCGATAAACTGCATTAAATGTTTGACGCGCTTCCTCAGTTTTAAATCCTTTCCAAAGATTGGAGTTAACCTTGTGGCGGTTTGGTGTTTTTTTAGTATTCATCGGTAGTTATTTAAATGGTGATTTTATTTTTCCTTTTCCTGTTCTGCTCTCCAATTGGCCAAATCCACATCATTAACTTGGCATGCGGCCTTACCCCTTACCGTCAACTTTCTGCGTTCACTTAACAGGTAATTGCCGAAGCTGATTAGCTGCTTTTCAATATTGGTTGGCTCTTGTTTTCTTGGATTTCTTATGGGGCCATTAAGCCACTCTTTTGATATCAAAGTCATATTCTATCATTTAGATTAAACAACATCAACCCTGCCAACTGGCTGTATAACCACGTTAGTAATTCGTATCGTCCTGCCTTTAGGGACCTTAGTCATAAACAGCGGTGCCAGCTTATCGCCTTTCGCTTTCGGATTGCAGTAAACGATATAGGGCTCCATTTTTGCAACTGGTCTTTTAAGGTCTGGGCCTTTTTCTTCGAAGTAGAAGAACACAAAGCATAGTTTGCGGCGGCTGAAGGTTCTCTTTATCCAGTCGCCGACAATTTCATTTAGTGCCCTTGTTTCGGGCACGGGTTTTACTGTTTTCATGCTGTTTTTTTAAGGTCCGGCCGTAATTGCACGGCTAAATCGTATGTTATCCAGTTCACGGTATGGCCGCAGTTATAGCCGCCTAAATCGCGCTCCGGTATGTAATCCTTATTCTTACCCGCAAACTCTCCTTTGCTCTTATTCGTATAGCCGCCAAACGTATCACGCGGGGTGCCGAATGCTTTAATTTCATCACGGGTAAATACCTTGCCATTGCGAAGCTGGCAGAATGGCCGGCTATGCTCCACCAAACCGCCTGCATACAATCCATAGTTCAGGTCCAGTTCAGCGGCGAATACATCGTTGTTAATGCGGTCGAACCGGCTGAAGGTGTCGTAAACATTGGTGCGGAAATGTGATTGAACAATACCTTCGCTTTCTTCGGTGCCTTGTATCAGGGTGTTCAGGGTCTTTGTAGTGTCCTTTAAGCTACTGCCAGCGGTAACAGCTGATAAAACCGCCTGCTTAACCTTTGTAGCCAGCGCCTTATCCTTGATGAAGCTATCCACCCAGCCGCCGGGCATTGCCTTACCCTTAGCATCAAGGCCAATTACCTTACGCATCTTTTCATCCGTAACAGTCTTGGCCTTGCTGAATAGCTTTGAATTGAATGTCTGGAAGTATTGGTTGCTGTAATTAGCAACGCCTCCATAACCGGCAATAACCTTAGCCATTACCTGCGTTATATCGCCCTCAAACTTGGTAAACAGTTTATCAATAGCAGCTATCCGGGCTATGTTTGCTTCACTATCGTCAAAGTTTCCATCCGTTGCGGTAAGCTGGCTTATCACCTCATCCAGTAACCGGGCATAAAGGCGCTTCTGAAGATCGGATACATCCGATTCCAGCAGCTTTTTCCGCTGTTCAATAAAGCGGTCCTTTAAGTCCGATATGCGTTTCAGTTCGTTTAGCACGGTTACGGATTGTTAGGGTCTACAGGTGGTGTTGCTCCAAAATCGGCGGTGCCGCTACGCTCTGCCTCAATGGTATCCAGATACTCCTGTGCCTTGGCATACAGCAGCGCTTTACGCACCTCGTAAGGCAGGTCATAGAACCACACCATGCCCTTCTGTTTAGCCGCGGCATATTGGGACTTTAACTTATCGTCCGGTAGCAGGCTGATGATGGTATTGTTATCCAGCAAGCTTTGCACATCCAACTCTTCGCATATTCGGTCGAAGTAGGTATATACAATCGCATCGATCTTCTGGCATAAACCTGCATTGATAATCATTAGCACCTCATCCTTGCTCTTACCCTGGAATGGATATAGCTCCAGCTTTTTATCAAACTTCAGCTTCTCATTTGGCCGGTCTACATACATGATGGCGGCTATATCGCGGGTAATCTCGGTTTGAACGTAGCTCGGTGCGCCGCTGTCGTTGGCCGATTTAAGGTCATTCAGCAGGTCGGTAACCGATTTTAGTTTGAAGTCGCTGGGGTAAACCAGCTTATGATTGCTATCGGTATAGCCGAGGATGCTGCTCACAATCGTAACAGTGTCTACCCATACCGAAGCAACATGCTTTGCATAGTCGCTTAGCGTGTCGTAAACGTTCTGCAGGTCAAGATTTACGCCGGTAGCGGTTTGCTGCACCTGGTCCTTGCTGAATGTTTCAGCGTTGAATACCGACTTATAGCAGGACATCTTTAACTCCTGCACATAGTCGTTGATGAGCTTTACAATCTCAACAGGTCCGGTTATGTATGCGGCAAACTTATTCAGGTCCAGCAGTTCAGCGTTATCAACGCCTTTAGGCAGTTTAATGCGAATTACATCGCTGCTCTTGCGGTGCTGAGGGATGCCGGTGCCTCCGCATTTCTTACAGTTCATTTGAAGTTCACCACTAAACTTACAAGCCCCATCGGCCTCAAAACTACACGCATCTGCATATTCATACTTTTGCGGGAACACATGGCCGTGATGGCTTAAGTCCAACTCAGCTACCGACTTAATGCTCTTTAACAGGTAAGGAACGGCCCCTTTATGGATAGGACTTACATAAATCTCACCATCGGCCCCTTCATCACTTACGTAACCAACACGGAAAGCGGGCACACGGCCGGTTAAGTGCTCTGTGCGAACCACATTATACGTTCCATCCGGGCCCGTGAATATGGCTTCGTTATTATCCAGCACAACACTTGACGGCTTATCGCTTCCCTTACTGCTGGTCTGTGTAAATGTTAATGCTTCATTAGGCAGGTAGATAAATAGCTTGCGGCCTTCTTTCTTCTTATTGTCTACCTGGTCAACATAGCTTATCTCCTGCTCCACCATTAACCACTGTGCAATGCCGTTCACGAATTGGAAGTTTACCGCTTCCTCGCTGCTAACAACAAAAGGGTAAGGCGTTGGCTTATCTTTAGCTGGGTCATATGGGCCAAAGTCAATTACTATCCACGCATTCGGGTCAATAAACGTAAGTTCGTGGAACCGGTTAATTAACCAGTGGTCAAGGTCTTTATTGGCGTTAAATACTGCCAGCTTCTCTTCTACCAAATCAACCTTTTCATCTACATTTTGCCCTATGAAGTCGATTTGTTTAAGGATCGGTTGCGCCCGCAATGCTTTCTTAAATGCCATGTTCAGGCTGTTGCAGATTGCGCCGGTAATAGGCTGGGTAAGGTGCTGTATCTTTTCCAGCTCCTCTTTACTGCAATGGGCAAACATGGTTTTTAGCAGGTCTTCCTGCTCCTCGCCGGTAATCAGCTGCTCATACAGTTCGGCCCGGTCAACGGTGCGCTGGTAATAGCAGTGCGAAGTCTTATTTACAATGCGGTCAATGCACAGGGCAATGGCGTTATCAGTAGTTATCATTGGCGGGCGAATGTTACTTTAGGCAACAAAAGTAATAAAAATAACATTTGCAACTACCGGCCGCTAACACGGTTATACAGGTCGTAAAGCGCCGAAACAATCAGGTAGGTCATGGCATCCGAAGTGTGCCCGTATTTTTCATAGCTAATACCCTGCTGCTTATCGGTTACCCGCTCCTTATTCTTGCCTTCAACGCTTATTTTCACGTTCTCCAGATCCTTAATCAGCTCTTCGCAGTATTCATCCACCTCTATTTTAATGTTGGGCCAGTGGCCTGAGAATATGAGGTTTATAAAATCGCGAGCCTTAAATACGTTCGGGTTTTTACGCAACACCTTATCACTGCCGCCGTGGAGGAATGGTGCCAGCTCTGCCTCTATATCGTCAAAGTTGCGCTTATTGCCCTGCCCCGCTATTCGGCTTTTACCGGCTGCATCCCCGTAATAGAATACCACCGGCTTAAAGTGACCGTAATCCTGTGCAAAGGTTTTAGCAATAGCCGTGCTACTATTATCTGGGTTTTTGAGGCAATACTCTCTGAAGAACCGGAAGGTGTATTTACCATTTTCGCCTATTACCTGGCAGCAAAGCATGGTCATGTATGGCACTACGTTAAAGTCAAATGTGAGGTGCACAGGCAACTTATCATCATAGGTGAGACTCTTAACGTGTTTTCCCCGGTTAAAGGCATGGTAAAACTCTGCTCCGGTACGCAACTTTGCCCGTTCGCCTAATCCATAAACCCGGTAATAATCCGGATCGGTTGTTTTATACCGCTCAATCTCTGCTATCTGGTCGGGTAAAAGAAAAGGGTTGTCTTTATAGGTGGAGTGAATATAGGCTACATCATCCCGCGTCAACACCTTATCGTATATCCAATGCTCGTGCATGTTAGGGTTATAGTCTATGATGATACGGCCGGTAGTGCGTAGCGTTAATTGCCGCCATGATTCTTCTTCAATCTCGTTCGCTTCGTTGATGTATAGCAGGTGCCTTTTGCGGCCTTTAACCTTTTGGGCTTCATCCAAACCGAAGAACTCTACCCTATTACCGTTAAGCATGTAGGTCTTATCGGTTTTGTTGTGGTTAGCTTCGTTATACATGCCCTCCTGCTTCAGCAACTCGAAGAAATCCAGCATAGCAGTAGCCTTTAAGGTGCTGTATTCGGCTCGGCAAATGGATATTGTAAGCCCGCTGTATTGGCAGCAGGTTTCAATTATCCACTGGATTATTGAGTAGGTTTTGCCCGAGCGCGTGCCTCCCTGGTGGACAAAAATTCGCTTTTTGTCTATGTTTTGGCGTAGAAATGCAAGGTTGGGATTGATTGGCACACTTAAAAAATTATTACTCACCATTAGCCCAGCTAGGCATGCTTTTACCGTTGCTGGTAACGTCTACTTTAGCAGGCTCGTAGCTGCCATCCATTTTGTTAAGCTCCGAGATAGCCTTTATCTGCGCCTGAGCGTCTGGTAATTCGTATACCTCCTGCACCACAACGGCCCCTGTTTTGCTATCGAAGAAGAACTTATCCGACCTTACCCGCTCTTGCCCGCGCATTATCCTTGTAAGGTGTGCCATCCTTTCTGCCTTATCGGCTATTTCGGCTCCTACTTTTTCCGCAATAGCTTCCATCGCCTTTTGCTCTGCCTTTTCCGCAATCTTAGCGGCCAGCTTCTGAACCCTTTCTATTTCTGCCTTTATTTCAGGCTTTTTAAGGAGGTTGCATGCCGCTACCCTACAAACAATCGAGTCTTTCTTTTTATAGGCTTTTTGGTATGCCGGAGCAGCTTTTAAGCCCTCTGCTACCAACTTGCAGAACTCTTTATGCCTGGTTGTTAGCTGCATGTTTCAGGATGTTATTTTCAACAACAAATGTAATAATTATAAC